TAAACAGACAAAAGGCCGAACCGGTAACATCACAGTCAGGGGTAGATTCAAAAGGGGGATTGCCAGACCTGGAAACGTGCTTCAGATACCTGGCAACACACATTCTCTAAAACATTCGGCTATTTTTCCAGTAAAGCTGCCGACCTTTTTTATAAAACTCACCACCGGTGTGGGGGATAACATCTTCGAGCCTTTTAGCGGCTCTGGCACTACCATCATAGCTGCTGAGCAGCTAGGCAGGAATTGCTATGCCTTAGAACTATCCCCGGCTTATTGCGACTTGGCTGTTAAACGCTGGGAACAGTTTACCGGGAAAAAAGCTGTTCGGCAGGAGGTGTAAAAGTTGCAGATACAAAAGATACCGTTAGAAAAACTAAATCCAGCCAGATATAATCCCAGAAAAGACTTAAAGCCGGGAGATCCGGAATATGAGAAACTTAAAAAGTCCATGGAGACCTTCGGCTATGTGGAACCGATTGTCTGGAACAAGCGAACTGAAAATATTGTCGGTGGCCACCAGCGCTTAAAAATATTGCAAGAACAAGCGCATACCGAGATAGAGTGTGTGGTGGTAGATCTTGACGAGACCCAAGAAAAAGCCTTAAATGTGGCTTTGAATAAAGTCAGTGGTGAATGGGATTTACCAAAGCTAGCGGACTTAATTAGCGAACTAGACGATGGAATATTTGATATTTCCATAACTGGCTTTGATGCTGCCGAGATTGAAGATTTGTTTTCTAAGGTCCATGATAAAGATGTTAAAGAAGATGACTTTGATGTAGATGAAGCTTTGAAAGAGCCGGTTATCAGTAAGCCAGGCGACCTCTGGCTGTTGGGAAGGCATCGGCTGTTATGCGGTGACAGCACGAAAGCGGAAACCTATGGAAAGCTGATGGATGGTAAAAAGGCAAATCTGGTTGTAACAGACCCGCCGTATAATGTTAATTTTACAGCAGGGAAAGAGAAAGAACGGCTGATTAAAAACGATAACCAGAAAGATGATGAGTTTTATCAATTTTTGCTGGCGGCTTTTAAGAACATATACCATGCACTTGCTGATGGTGGGGCTCTATACGTTTTCCATGCTGACACGGAAGGGCTTAATTTTAGAAACGCTGTGCGGGAGGTCGGCTTTCACCTTTCCGGGGTTTGCATTTGGGTTAAGGATACTTTAGTGTTGGGTCGAAGTGATTATCAATGGCAACACGAGCCTATAATCTATGGCTGGAAACCTACCGGTAGGCACAGGTGGTATGCAGACCGTAAGCAAACCACGGTATGGCAGTTTGACCGTCCCAAGAAATCCGAGGAACACCCTACAATGAAGCCGGTGGCACTTTGTGCTTATCCCATACAAAATAGCAGTGCTCCAAATAGTATTGTTCTCGATCCCTTTTCGGGGAGCTTTTCAACAGGTATCGCTTGTGAACAAACAGATCGCATTTGCTATGCTATCGAATTAGATGAAAAATATGTGGATGTAGGAGTAAAGCGCTATATCGAGTATATAGGCTCTGATAAAGAAGTTTTTCTAATACGAGATGGGAAGAAGCAGGCATATAAAGCCTATTTTTAACTTTACACCTTGCGGCCTGCATTCGTTCTCAAAAGCAGTCCTTTAAGTGCAAAAGAAGAGCCCTATAACCCTTGACTTATCTGTGTTTGTAAGTGATATATAGACTACCAAAAAACACAGGGAGGTAAGCAAGGTGAAAAAGAAAGAACGCTTTATAGCAACTTACAACAACAAAACCTACGAAATCGCCGGCAGGTGGGAAGACTCCATTGTCCTTTCTCCGGTGGGTACCCAAGACGACCGGTGCCTGATTTATACTGCAGATGTTTACAAACCGGTGAGTTGAAACAGGAAACGATAGAAAAAAGAGCCCTTTTCGGCAGGAAAATTGCCAATCTAAAAGACCTAAAGGATTTAACTCAGGCAGCTTTAAAAAAAGGGCAGATTGGCTCCACCTACCAGGTGGACAAAGAGGTTTCCCTAACTAATGAAGAATTTCAGCAATTTGCCAGTGACTTTTTCCAGGATCAGCCCTGGATTAGCCCGGAAGACGGTGGAGTGAATGAAAGAACGGAAATCCTCTGCATCCGGGTCATTAACAAAGAAACCGGTGAACGGGTGCTTGTAAACAGCGAAGGTTACACCTACCCCCGGTACACAGCTTTAGAGAAATAATAATCAGCCCTTAGGGGCTTTTTTACTTGCTATTTCTGTGGTTCTGAGTGATGTATATACATACCAAAAACCACAGGAGGGATTGATGATGACAAGAAAAGAACTGGTAAATCAGCTTAGCCAGCACCTTGAAGTACGCTCTGTTTATTTAGGAGCGCCCAGTTTTGCCTATCAAGTGGGCGACTACACCGTTGACCGACACGGCAGCATTTTAGATGTCCAGGGGCAGGTGGTAGAGCTGGAAGAACTGCTGGGGAACTCGGGGACAAAGGAGGAAGCGCAAGTGGAAGCTACGTCAAACCAAGAAACTGCTGATAAAACAGAATCAACTATTTTGCAAGTGGAGATTCCCCTGGAAGGCTATGGGGGGAAAAGCTTAAGAAACTTTCTACATCTGCTTTACAATAACCAGCCCCTTATAAAAAAGGCTTTGAGGTTAAAAAGCGATCTGGTGAGTGAGGAAATTATCGCTGCCTTAAAGCAGGAACGGATGGTGACACTAGACCATTTTAAGAAGGCGCTGGAAGGGGTGAACTGCCCCCACATTGACTTCGACTTTGATAAAGAAACCATCACCTTTAAGCTAGACACTGATGAGGTGAGCCCAGAGAAGGTAGAGGCGACTACAAAGCTTCTAGTGCAGGCAAATATAAACGCCAGAAGACTCAAGCGCAATGTGGCGGCGAAAGTAAAGGTCACCGATAACGAGAAGTTTACTTTTAGAACTTGGCTTTTGCGCTTGGGGATGGTCGGTGACGAATACAAACTGGCTAGAAAGATTCTTTTACAAAACCTCTCCGGAAACAGCGCTTTTAGAAACCCGGCGAAGGAGGAAGCGTAAAATGGATAAGCCAAAATGCAAACTAATAGGTCAGGATGGCAATATCTTTAACCTTATGAGCATTGCCAGCAGAACCTTAAAAAGTGCCGGGCTAAAAGAACAGGCAGAGGAGATGATTGAAAGAATCAGTAATTCCGGTAACTATCACGAGGCACTGGGGATCATTATGGAGTATGTGGAAGTAGAATAAATTACAAAAGCAACTCCCCAAAATAAAGTGAGTTAAAATAAAGTGTCCAAATTTTAGTTGGAAAGAGCCTTTTGGGGCTCTTCTTTCTTAATGGAGGTGAAAAGCTATGGCGACACGGGGAAGAAAACCTAAACCGACAGCACTTAAAGTTTTAGAGGGAAACCCCGGCAAAAGGCCGCTCAATAAAAACGAACCCCAGCCAGAAAAGAAAGCTCCTCGCTGTCCGTCATGGCTGGAGCCGGAAGCGAAAAAAGAATGGAAACGGATGGCCAAGACATTAGAGACCATTGGTGTCTTAACCCAAGTGGATAAAGCTGCCTTTGCCGGGTACTGCCAAGCTTATGCTCGCTGGAAGGAAGCGGAGGAGTTTTTGTCGAAACACGGCACCATCTTCAAAACCCCGTCCGGGTATATTCAGCAGGTACCGCAGGTGTCTATTGCCCAGACTTATCTGAAAGTGATGAAGGACTTTTGTTCTGAATTCGGCTTGACACCGGCGGCTAGGACCCGAATCCAGGTGGACAGCGCTGTGGGACAAGAGGATGATCCGATGGAAAGCATCCTCAAGGTGATGAAATAGATGTTTGATGTTGCCCAGGCTGAGAGGGCCGTCCAGTTTATCAGCCTGCTGAAACACACTAAAGGGGTCTGGTATGGAAAACCTTTTGAGCTACTTCCCTGGCAGGAAAAACTCATCCGAGATATTTTTGGCACAGTTAAAGAAAACGGTTACCGGCAATATAACACTGCTTATGTGGAAGTGCCTAAGAAAAATGGTAAAAGTGAACTGGCCGCTGCGGTGGCTCTTTACCTCACTTGTGGCGATGGTGAATGGGGGGCTGAAGTATATGGCTGTGCCGCTGATCGGCAGCAGGCTTCTATTGTGTTCGATGTAGCAGTAGATATGGTAGACCAATCCCCGGCACTAAAAAAAAGAATTAAACCGGTGCTTTCCAGAAAAAGATTAGTTTACATGCCCACGGGAAGCTTTTATCAAGTGCTGTCATCGGAAGCCTACACCAAACACGGTTTTAATGTGCATGGGGTGGTATTCGATGAGCTACATGCCCAGCCCAATAGGCAGCTTTACGATGTGATGACCAAAGGCTCTGGTGATGCCAGGAAACAGCCGCTGTTTTTCCTTATTACAACAGCCGGAACGGATCGAAATTCTATCTGTTACGAGGTGCACCAAAAAGCCGTGGATATTCTACGGGGTAAAAAGAAAGATCCCACCTTCTACCCGGTGATTTACAGCATAGAAGATGGGGAAGACTGGAGCGATGAAAAGGTTTGGTACAGGGTTAATCCGTCCCTAGGGCATACCATCGACATTGAAAAGGTAAGGGCGGCTTATCAAAGTGCCCGGGAGAATCCGGCAGAAGAAAACTTATTCCGGCAGCTGCGGCTCAACCAGTGGGTTAAACAATCGGTGCGCTGGATGCCTATGGAGACTTGGGAAAAGTGCGCTCATCCGGTAGATCCTGAAAAGCTTAAAGGTCGAGTTTGTTTCGGTGGTTTGGACTTATCCAGTACTATCGACATTACCGCCTTCGTGTTGGTGTTTCCCCCTATACCGGGAGACGATAAATATTACGTACTGCCTTACTTCTGGCTGCCGGAGGAAACCTTGGATTTACGGGTACGGCGGGATCATGTTCCTTATGATATTTGGCAGCAACAGGGCCACCTTTTAAC